ATCTCAGGGAGTGGGGCTGCTGGGACGATGCGCAGCTGTGCGACCACCAGGAGAACCGTGCCCGGGTGCTTTGGGTCTGGGCCTGCAACTGTGCAGAGGAGCCTGGCGCTTACGACTACTTGTATCTGGGGACGTGATGCTGTATTGTTCCACAGTAACGATCAACTGATCACCATGCCTACTGCTTCTGACTTGCTGGCCTACGCCAAGACTCAAGCCCGCATCGAGGCTTGCGACTACTTCCATCCTCGCTATGCACGCATCGAGGAGATCCAGGCTTGGCGCAGGGATCGAGCAACCCGCGACCGTGCACGGCGCCGCGTGCTGCGAGGCTTCCCCGGTCGCATCGCTTCAGATCAGGCGCTGGTGCCCGGAGGCTACGGCTGCGCTAGTCGCTTGGTAATCACAGCTGACGACATTGAGTACACAGCCGGCCAATACTCCGCAGTCGAAATCTGGCCAGCTGTGCTGGATTATTTCCAGCGGACCAACTAGGGTCAGCGCATCACACCAACACCAAAGCCCGGGCCTCAAACCTGGGCCTTTTTGTTGCTGGGGAGATTACACTAGGCCCACAACAGTAGGCATCACTAACCGTGACGGAATCGGAAGGGCAAGAGGTACAAAAGCCTACGTCCGTTGCTAACGACGAGAGCAAGCGCTGGCGTGGTGGACCGAGCAGCCAGTCCCGCATCGAGGAACGGGTGAACTACGCCTACGGGCTTTTGTTGCGTGGAGACACACGACACAGCCGAGCGCTAGAGGCCTCTAAGAAGTTCAACATCAGTCTTCGCACGGCTCACGAAGACATCAAAAAGGCCATGGAGCTTCTGAGTAAGGAGAGATCTGAGGATCGAGCCGAGCTTTTGAACATCATCACGGCGAACCGCCTGGCACTCCTGAATAAAGCGGTCCGCAAAGGGAACTACCAAGTCGCCTGCCACTTGCTCGACAGCCTTGGGCGTGCTGCCGGTGAGCTGGATGCCTTTAGCGATGCGGATGGCGCTGGCTTGGGTCTGCACATCACGGTGGACGATCGGCGCAACCAGTAGGACAGCTGGCACAGCTACCGGCAGAATCAGCCCCATCCGTCTGTATAGTTACACAGTAACGATCAACGGATCACCATGACCACCAAGCAAGCACTGGAGCAGGACCAGATCCTTAAGACTGTGGCCCGCACGCTGCTGCCCTTCGGCATCCTGTTCGGCATCATCAGCGCTGGCGTCAGCATGAACAACCACAGCCGCAACCTCTATGAACTGTGCACAGCGCGTGGCACATCCGCCGACGCTTGTGCACTAAAAATTTATGGACGTTGAGCGCTTGCGCCCCCGGGAGTGATAATCATTCTTACCCGGGGGTGAGGTTGCAATTCGCCCGCCTACCGACGCGGCCCAGGGAACCTACTGGTATATACGCATTTTCCTCTTCTGTTACACACCCGGGGGCAGGGTAGCGATTCCTGTAATACCCTAGAAAGTACCTAATAACTACAAATGACCTCAACGGCTGGTGCACTAAACCTCCGCTATGCGCAAGGCGAGGTGTTTAGTAGCCGTAAGCGCTTCCGAGTGCTCGTTGCGGGTAGACGTTTCGGCAAGTCATATCTCTCTTGCATCGAATTGCTGCGTGGAGCGATCGAACGTCCGGGCGAAACCTTCTTTTATGCGGCCCCGACGTACCGAATGGCGAAGGACATCGCCTGGAAGGTGATGAAAAAGCTTGTCCCGCCAGCCTGGATCAAGTCAAAAAACGAGACCGACCTCAAGATTGAGCTGGTGAACGGCTCCACGATCGAGCTAAAGGGCACAGAAAACGCAATGGCGCTACGTGGCCGAAGTTTGGCGGGCGTGGTGCTGGACGAAGCTGCATTTATGGGCAGCGACGTCTGGTTTGAGGTCATTCGCCCCGCCCTAGCCGACAAACAGGGTTGGGCACTCTTCATTTCCACCCCGGATGGCACCGCTAGCTGGTTTTACGACCTCTGGTGCTATGCGGACGAGGGCGACGACGACTGGCAGCGGTGGCAATTCACGACGATCGAGGGCGACAACGTCCCCAAAGACGAGATTGAGGCCGCCCGAGGCCAACTTGACGCCCGCACCTTCCGCCAAGAGTTTGAGGCCAGCTTCGAGAACCTCTCCGGCCTAGTCGCGGTCAGCTTCTCGGACGCCAATATCGACAAACAGGTCCAAGATCTCCCCGTTTTACCCCTGTTGATTGGGGTGGACTTCAACGTGGACCCGATGAGCGCGATCTGCGCGGTCAAAAAGGGCGACGTGCTCTGGGTCTTCGACGAGATCATCATGCGCGGCGGCGCCACCACCTGGGACCTCTGCGAAGAAATCCAGAACCGCTTCGGCGTCGATCGACGGATTATCACCTGCCCGGACCCCACAGGCGGCGCCCGCAAGACAGCCGGCGTTGGCGCAACCGACCACAACATCCTGCGCAAGTCGGGCTTCACCGTCTCCAGCCCGCGCAACCCCTGGAAAATTCGCGACAAGATCACCTGCGTCAACACCGCGCTGCTGGACGCCAGCAACACGCGCCGCCTCTTCATCCACCCCCGCTGCGTGGAACTTATTAAATCTCTCCGAACCCTTACCTACGCCCCTGGCACCGGTCTTCCCAACAAAAACCTAGGTGTAGACCACGCTTTTGACGCTTTGGGCTATATGTGCCTGCAGGTGTTCAACTTGGCAAAGCCAGAATCTTTGGGCAAAACGAATTATCGTGTCTGGTAGTTGGCGCTAGTTCCATGCCTGGCCATTACGGCACCAAGAAAAAGCCCAAGGGCACCAAGAAAGGGGGCAAAAAGTAATGGCTAAGCGCGGCTTGTACTCCAACATCCACGCGAAACGGAAGCGGATTAAAGCCGGCAGCGGCGAAAAGATGCGCAAGCCCGGTGCAAAGGGCGCCCCAACCGCTGCAGCCTTCAAGAAGGCCGCTAAAACCGCCAAAAAACGGAGGAAGTAATGGCTGTCACCGTCTCTCGCGGCACCAACCTCGTCGAACATCACCAATCAACAGCACTAACCGCTGTCAATGACAGCTTTGAGGTCCACGCCGACAGCAGCGAGTTCACCTTTGCTGCAGTCGTAACCGGTGGCGCCAACTTCACACTGGCGTTTGAAGCCTCTTACAACGGCGGCGGTACTTATTTCGAGCTAGACAGCAGCAAAACTATTAACTCAAACGGCCAATACGCCTATTTTTATACCGGCAAACCCGCAAATCGCGTCCGTATGCGCATTTCTGCCATTGCATCTGGCACCCCTAGCGTTATTCCAATTATTGCTGTTGCGTATCACGGTTAATGATTCAAACAGTTTCCGGCGGATGTGTACACATAGAGATTGATGCCGAAGAGGGCACCACATCCGCCACTTTTGTCTTTAGAACACCGGCATCGCCTGAAACCTTGGGCGGTTTTATTACAAAGCTGGCCCACGGCATAGAAGTATTGGTGCCAATCGAGGATCTCGACGACGAGGAAGACGACGAGGATTAAACAACCTGCCAAAATGAGTGCAAAGTAGGAGTCAAGCCGTGGTCTACAGCGCCAACATCCCACCGACTGGAGCTGTAGTCAGCGAGTCGCCGTTTGTCCGCAGCCTTGACGTCATCGCAATGATGCCGGACTGGAGCGTGATGGCGTCGGTGACCCGAGGCACCAACTATTTGCGCGACCTGTGTGAGACATATCTGCCCCAAGAACCCCGCGAAGACGATGATGCATATCAAACCCGTGTTGATCGCAGCGTCCTTAGTCCATATACAAGCCGCCTAATTGAAACGGCCGCTGGTGCAATTCTGCGCAAGCCCATCCATATCGAGGGCGACCCCTACTGGCTGGAGTTAAGCGACAACATCGACGGCATCGGCTCCGACATCAATGAATATGCGCGTCGTGCGCTGATTAGCAGCCTCACCTACGGCCACAGCGCCGTACTGGTGGACTATCCCAGCGCTATGGGCGCTCGGAATTTGGCTGAGGAGCGTGCGCAAGGCCGCCGTCCTTACTTCATCCACGTCGATGCCCCTCAGATCTGGGGTTGGCGTCAGGCGAGCACGATGCCTGGCTCTCCTCTTACGCAGGTCCGCATCCACGAGTACACGACTCGCCCGCTGAACGACTTTGGCGAAGAGCAGATCGAGCAAATGCGGGTGATTTACCCGGGCCGCTACGACCTGTACACGCTGGGCGAAGACGTCGTTGAGTTCACCGAAAGCGGCGGCTACAGCCTGGACGAGATTCCACTGGTGCCGATTTACAGCAACCGCCGGGGCATGCTGCGCTCTTTGCCCCCGCTGCTGGACATTGCCAACCTCAACCTGACCCACTACCAGCGCCAAGCGGACCTCATTCACGCCCTCCACATCGCCGCCATGCCCACCCTCGTCCTAGAGGGCTGGGACGACACGACTGGCAGCGCAACGATGGGCGTCAACTACGCCATTGCCATGCAACCAGGCAACAAGGCGTATTACGTCCAGGCAGACGCGACCAGCTTCAACGCCCAGATGGAGGAAATCCAATCCCTGGAGCAGCAGATGTCCACTTTGGGCGTCACCAAGCTGCTTGGTCAGAAATTTGTGGCCGAATCTGCCGAAGCAAAACGCATCGATCAGGCCCAATCCAACAGCGTGCTGTCGATCATCAGTCAAGAGCTTGAAAGCGCCCTAAATCAGGCTTATGGCTTCGCTGCGCAGTATGTGGGCATCGAACCGCCAACGGTCAGCATCGATCGCGACTTCGATTACTACCGCCTGATCGGCCAAGACGTCTCTGTGCTCGCCCAACTGAGTCAAATGGGCAAGATCACCGACCAAATGCTGTTGGAGATCCTGCGCCGAGGCGAAATCCTTCCCGACAACATCAATATCGAGGAAGAACTGCAGGCAATCAAAGCGGAAGCCCCCGAGACCCCAGCTGAAGGCGCTGTCGAAGGTCAAGACCCCGAGCAGATGTCTGGCAATCAAGTGGACCGCCTGATTGAGCTGCTGACCCGCTAATGGCTACCAAAAAGGAGCAATTAACGCTTGCCCAGGTCACAGCCCTGGTGCGTCTGACCCAAAAAGTCGAGTCGTTTAACAATTTGCTCTCTGGTGCGGGCAACCCGGACACCACAACGGGCGAACGCGGCGACTGGTACATCAACACGACGACCAAAGAGCTATTTGGCCCCAAAACGTCGAGCTGGGGCGAGGGATTTGCTCTTGGAGTGGATTCTGAGACCCGCGAACAACTCAGCGGTCTAACGGTCGGCGGAAACCTGTCGAGCAGCGGCACCGGAAGCTCAGCAACAGTTGAAATCGGCACAGTCACCACAGGCGACGCCGGAACCGACGCTGAAGTCACGAACGCTGGCACCAGCTCTGCTGCCGTCTTCAATTTCACGATCCCCAAGGGCGACGCGGGAGCAGCGGGTGCAACAGGCGCCACAGGCCCCCAAGGACCCCAAGGAGACGCTGGTGCAACAGGTCCGCAGGGACCACAAGGCGAGACTGGTGCACAAGGCCCTCAAGGCGACACAGGCCCTGCTGGCGCAGCCGGTCCGACCGGTGCCACCGGCCCTCAAGGCCCTCAGGGTGACACCGGTCCGCAGGGTGAAACAGGCGCTACGGGTCCTCAAGGCCCCCAAGGCGACCAAGGCGCTCAAGGCACTGCTGGAACAGCTGCGACGATCACGATCGGCACTGTGACGACTGGATCTGCCGGTGGCAGCGCGTCTGTGAGTAACAGTGGCACCAGCACCGCTGCAATATTGAATTTCACGATTCCTAAGGGTGATACAGGAGACGACGCAGTGCTGACCGCAGGCGACAACATCTCAATTACGGATGGGGTTATCTCTGTTGCGACGGCAGCGACACTAGACGGTGGAACCTATTAGTTCTTTTGTCGTAAACTAGAAACGTCCATGTAATAAACAACGTGCCTGAAGAACAGCAAGCAGCACCAACTCCTGTGGAGTCTGCTGCTAGTCAGCCTGTGGTTGACAGCTCCGATCTGGCCGCCCAACTCGAAGCAGTCAAGGCAAAGAACGCGGAGCTTATTTCTGAGCGTCGCAAGGACCGAGAGAACCGCGAGTCACTGCAACAGCAGCTTGATGAGCTTCGTGTCGCCCAAGAGTCTGCCAACACCCAAAAATTGGCGGAGTCCGGGGAGTTCAAAACCCTATGGGAACAGGCGCAGGATACTGTTGCAGAGTTGAAGCAGCAGTTAGCGGAGCGCGAGGCAAAAATCTCCTCAATGGAGTCAAGTTTCACGCAAGAGCAACTGAAAGGGTCTGCAATTGCCCAGCTCTCACAGGCTGGTGCACTGGCACCTGATCAGCTGTATCGTTTAGTGCAGGACAATCTTCGTGCCAAAGATGGACGGCCTGTGGCTGTTGTTGGAGGCGTCGAAGTTCCGGTTGGCGAGTATATCGCCAACTTAAAGAACCCCGGAAGTGGTTACGAGCATCATTTTGCTGCTACGAACCGCGCCGGGATGGGTGTAACGGGTAGTGCCCGTGCCACCTCCTTACCTGGCCAAGCCAACCCCTGGTCACAAGAGGGCTGGAATGTGACTCAGCAAATGATGATGCTGAACACTGACCCCGACCGTGCCCGGTTGTTGAAAGCAGAAGCCGGTAAATAGCCCCTGTGGGGCACTCCCGCAAACCCTTTAGGAGCCCACAATGGCTGCCATTTCTGAAAACTATTCGGGAGGAACATTCCTCTCAAACCTGGTAACTCGCCCCGAGTTTCTCCAATACACCTCTGAAGGTATCTTCGAGCAATCGAAGTGGGTTCAGAGCGGCATCATCCAGCGCAACGCTGCCCTGGACGCCCGTGCTGGCGGCACCCGCGTGCGCGTGCCTTTCTTCGATCCCATCAACCCGACCGAAGAACAGATCAAGTCTGATGCCACCTGGGGTACTTCCACCTCTGGTTATCTGACCCCTGCTCGCGCGACCGCCGACGAGCAGATCATGACCATCCTGCACCGTGGCTTCGCCTACGCCGCAGATGACCTCAGCAAGCTCGGCTCTGGCGCTGATCCTCTGGCTCACGTCCGCAACCAGCTGACTGCTGCCATCAACAAGCTGAAGACCGCCACCCTGTCTGCCCAACTGCTGGGTCTGTTCGGTGGTATCTCCGGCGCCGGCATCCTCGGCCCCAACCAGACCGACAAGTCGTTCGCTGGTGTTCCCGGTTCTATGACCGAGAGCAACTACCTGAACGTTGCCAACGTGGTTGCTGCCAAGACCAAGCTTGGCGAGCGCGGCGACGAGATGGACAGCATCGCCATGCACTCCAACGTGGCGTACTACCTCCAGCAGGTGGGAATGCTGACCTTCAGCACCTCTGCACTGGCTGCCTCCGGCGCCGTTGTGTGGGGCGGCGGCGGTGTGGGTGTCCAGCAAACTGAAGTTCCTTTCTTTGCTGGTCTCCGCGTTGTCATCGACGACCAACTGACCTATCTGACCGGCGGTACTGCCACCCACGTGGTGAAGTATCCGGTCTATCTGTTCAAGTCTGGCGTTGTCAGCGAGGGCATCCAACAGGATCTGCGCTTGGCCGCAGACCGCAACATCCTGTCCATGCAGGACGTGCTGGCCGTTGACTACCACTACGGCTACCACATCACCGGCACCAAGTGGAACGTCGCTGGCGACAACCCCACCAACGCCGCTACCACCGGCAACCTGGGCGCCACCGGCTCCTGGAACCTGGTGTACAGCACCACGAAGATGATCCCCATCTGCCGTCTGCTGGTGAACACCCCGTTCGACACCACTGCCTACGCCTGATCCGTAGACATAAAAATGGCCCCCTTAACGGGGGCCTTTCTTTTTGTCTATTCGATGCCGAGGCGAATCTTTTCTTGCCTCTCAAACACCTCAGCCGACTGGATCACCATTTTGTAGGACCGCAGGATGAGTTGATTAACCAGCGGATAGGAGATGGAAAGCTTTTCGCAGATCTCTGGGACGTTTGCGCCTTGTTCGCGCATTGCCTGAACCTGCTTAGCGACATCAGGCCATTTACGAACCTTGGTCATGTCAGGTTCAGTGGCCTTAGCTTCCGCTGCCTTTACGGTGGATTCGGAATTGGCACTACGACGAGGACTCATGAGGTTTGTACGTCTCTTCGTACAGAAGGATAGCCAACGTTATTTTTTGGATATTCCATACGGCGAACACACAGAAGCCCAAGCCGCATTGGAGATGGAGGGGGCGAATATTTATTACGCCTCATTACTGCCGCCGGAACCTAAGCGATCAAGAAAGCTTTCCAAGGCGGCTAGACTCAGACAAAGGATGTATTGACTGTGGCCGCAACTATTGATGCCACTTTGAAGGGCGCGTCGGCCAACAGCTACGTGACGTTGGCCGATGCCAACTCGTATTTCGAGACGGTGCCGGATTCGAGCACTTGGGAAAACAAAACCGACGACCAGAAAAACCGCGCCATCATTTCCGCCACCCGCTGGATCGACGCGCTGAGCTTTTACGGCGACCGCTGCACGACCACCCAAGCCCTGAAGTGGCCCCGCAACGACTACAAGGTTGACGGCATCGCCTGGGTCTGCACGGCAATCCCAGCCTCAATCAAGATTGCGACCTACGAACTGGCTCGCGCTTTTGCCAACGACACCGACGCCATCACCGGCAGCACCGGAACGACTGGTCTTTACGAACAGGTCGAACTCGGGGAGCTGAAAGTCAAGTACAAAGACAGTTCCATGACCCCCGGCGTGGTCAACAATGTCTTTGACCTCTACCCCTGGCTTCAGACGTACCTTGGCCCTTACTGCATGGGCGGGGCTACTAATTACGCCGTTCGCCTGTTCCGTGGCTGATATGGGCCTAATCGACTCCACATTTAAGCCAATACCGACTGCCCTAATCGGTGACTGGGGTCAGGACATCACCTACGTCAAAACCACCACCCCTCGGACCTACAACCCAACAACTGGTGCGGTGACTGGCGACGACACGACGGTGTCGATGAAAGCAGTTATCAGCCGCGTTACCCCACGCGAGTCTGAAGGTTTGTACCAAGCGACCGACCTAAAGGTGATCATTGGAGCGTCTGAGCTTAATGATTACTACCCAACCCAAGCCGACCGCATCCGCTACACCGAATCGGGCTCAACGCGCGAGGCAAAAATCATCAACGTGACTACCTACCGAGGCGACAAACCGGTAATGCACACGTTGATTGCGAGGCCCCAGTAATGGCCAAGCGTGACATCAAGTTTTTGGTAAATGACGTTCGACAGGCTGCGGTAGAGGCAGCTCGTAATGCCTCGGTAGAGATTATGAACAGTCTTGCTGAGAGAGGCCCTATATGGACTGGTAAATATTCTTCTGCTTGGTATGCGGTGCCGTCTGGTCAAAGTCCTGGCGGGCCACGAGCCGAAGGACGTCAGTACAAATACGATTTGCGTAATGTTCCTGCAACGCGCTTCAAAGCGGGAACGCTTTACAAAATTGTCAACGGAATGCCTTATGCGGATCAAGCACAGGACTTGGTCCCTTTTGATCCTGCTGAAGAACGTTTGCGTAGTGGCACCATCAAGCCCGAACGCTTAGAGCGGGGCACTCGTCCAGAAGGAGGACGTCGCGGTGAATTAGTTGACGGCGGCGAAGAGAACCGACGTACAGCTCCCTTGGACTGGTACTTGACTTACATAAACGGCGGTAGCTTGGCTAGAGATTTAGCCGACGGCGCAAAACGCGGTTTTGGCACTTACAAGCCCGGAGGATTCGGTCGATGAACTACCAAAAAATCCGCGCTGCCGTCGAAAACCCTCTTCTTACCGCGTTTAGCGATTTAGACCCTGCTGTGCCGGTCTACTTCGACAACATTACTGCAGTTCCACCTAATACGACTACTGAATATGTCCGAGTCAATGTGACTTTTGGACTGACAAATGAGCCAACTTTGACCTCTAGTGTTGACAACGCCCGAGGTGCAGTGATTATTCGCATATTCACTGAGAAGGGCAAAGGCCCCGCCCGAAATCAAACGCTGCTCACTACGGCTGTCGATGCTCTGGAAACCCTGAACGACACAGCAAAAACCAACAGTGGCGTGTATTTCCGGGTTGGGGAGATCAACGGCCCTTCATTTTCTGCCACGGAAGATGCGCCACATTTTGTTGGTCGCATTGACACGTCCTATGTAGCAACTGTGTTGTCGTAGGTAAGGTTTATTACAGGCGCTAACCTGTAATCAGCCGGGCAGTGCCCGCCCACTAGTCGTCTTTGGTAAGCCAATGGCCACCACCGTTCTGTCCGGCACGTCCGGCGCCCTCTACTACAAGCCCGCTGGAACCACCGGATCTTTCGGTGAATCCGGG